CGTGATTGGTGTAATGAGTCAGACGAGAGGTGCCGGGACACCTCCGCCTCTTGTGGTACTTCAGTCTAAACGGAAGTTCCTACTTACTGTTAGTGGTGAAACCACACCACTAACAAAAACAGAGAGAGCATTAATAATGCGCTCTCTTGATAACGTGCTGCTGGATCTTCCAGACGCATCTTTTACTGGCCTTGCTACAAAAGCAAGAGTCACAATATCTGGTGCCGCCTGTTGGGAGGCAACCAGAAAAGAGGGGGGTACCGCACAAGCGGTCCTCGATATAATGTCGAAATACGACGAGTTTGGGATACCAGTTCGGGATCTCAATACTGGGGCTATTCAACGGTATGTTGATAAGTCCGACTTTGATAGCGCCGGAGAAGCAGTCTTCTGGGCGTGTTTACACGAGGTGCTGAATACTCAGCCTCTCGAATTAAGGAAGGCTTTCTTAACCGTAGTTAAGGAGCCAGGAAAAGGTCGATCCGTTACAAAGGGAAAGACCGCATTGAAGATTGTATTAGATACAGTCTCCAAAATATGTTCATCACCTTTACGTAAAGGTGTTGAAAGCAGTAAATCCGGTATGGGAAAGTCCCATCACGGATGGAATTTCTTCCTTGACATGATGTCAGACGACATGAAGGAAGAACTGTTCACACCGGAGTCGGTTGAACAGGAAGAATATGAAGACTATATGGTGAAACATATAGTCTGGGAGGATATATTCCTCGGTAGCACTGATTATCAGGAAGCTACTGATCAAATGCACCACGAATTTGCTGAAATCGCTGGTGTAAAATGGATGAGAAAATGCGGAATACCGCGTTTACTCGAAGGGATTGTCAGGGCTACCTGTTACAATCCACGAACAATATTTTTCACCGGCACAGGCGTGCTGGCGAATATCGGTGAACCAGAATTATACCTAGGCACCGACGTCCGCTCCGTACAGTTACGGAGGGGCGTATTAATGGGAGACCCACTAACGAAAGTGGTACTCCATCTGAGCAACATCACGGCCCGTAGCCTTGCTACAGGTCTATTATCGGGCAACGCAATGTCCGGGTTCATGAACAGTCATGAAGCCAAAGCCGCCTTTAGTAATGCATTACTAGAGGACTGAAAAGCCTGGTTCGGAGGACCCTACCAGGAATAACACAAACAGCCTACATGGTAGGCCAG